CATCCGAATGATTTGCCGTTTTTCATGATGATGGTTGTTGATGCTTACATGGGTGATAGGTCTATTGATCGGGCGGCAGAAAAGTGATATAACACGAATAATTTCCTTTTGGAGACATAACTCATGAGTTCATTTGCGCGTATAAATCCTGAGACAGGTCTTGCTGAGATTTTTGGTGGTTATAGCCGTACTGATGGCCTTCTTGGTCGTGGCCCCATAGAGCAAGGGGATGATATTATGCGTCCTGTTCCTAGCACTGGCCCCGCTTCTGGTTCTCGTGAAGAATTTGATATGCTCAAAGCAGAGAACCCGAACGATCCTCGTTACGCTGGTGAGTATCAAGAGCCTCAAGCGTTACCTACTATGGAAGAGATTAACTTCGCTGGTAACAACCCGAACGATCCTCGTTCGTTTAATTACAGCGAACAGGACAAATCTATAGAAAACCTTCAAAGGGGAATTGGTGGTGGTTACCCGACAGGGATGGGTTTGTTTGGTGGTTTACCTCAAATACCACAATCGCAACCGCAGGGAATTATGTCTTCATTGCAACCACAATCAACTAGCCCTTTTGGTTCTGGTGGTATGCCTGCTCAGGGTTATAGGATGCCGTTGCCTAGTTACCAGCCGTACCAAAGCCCGTATCAGCAAGCCATGCCCTATCCTCAGCAATATGGTGGTTATGGTATGATGCAAAGCCAAGGCGGATATGGAACCTATCAAGGTATTCCAAATCCTTATCAGCCTCAAAATTTATTTTAAGGGAAGATTGTAACGCTTTTCAGTTTTACGAATACAGTCTTCGCTTTTTTCCATTATTTTTGCTATTTGCCAGCGCTTTAGACCAAGGCACATCATTTCGTTTATTTTTTTAGCTTGCTTAGTTAGCTCTTTTTTGGGGAGCTTATTCATAGCGCCAAACCTTGCCGCGTCTTCAGAGCTAAATTTTTTAACTATTGGTGCTTTAAGTTTTGGGTTATCAATTCTATCTTGTTGAACTTGTTTTTTAAACTTCCAAGCATAGGTTTCTTCGTAAAGTGAAATCATATGTTTACTCCCGCTTTTCTCATTTCTTGAACGAAATCGTTTAGCTGGTCACGCGCCACCCAAAGATCATTTTTTGCGTTTGGGTGAACGTCACTGCGGTCTTCTTCTTGTAACCTGTCAACCTGTTGTTTCAGGTATTTTAATTCACTCTCCTGAAACTGGTTTAACTTCTTGTTTTCCATTGCTCTCCTCCTCTATATATAATGGTATATATACCATATACTCCCACTTCATGTCAAATGTTATCGCGTCCTGTTTGACGTTCATATTCGCCACGAGAGAATGGACCATCCATAGTTCCAAGCCATTTTTCTGGGCCGCCAAGAGACAGCGCATATTTACGGATCAGTCCCATTTTCAGCGCGTCTTTAATTGAGTTATTTATGGTTGATTTTTCTCCAGCATTTTTAAGAACAATAACGCATGGCTCAATTTCTTGCGATTCGTGAACCGCTGTATACAAGCCATCAACACCACCACCTTGGCTTACGGCACGACCATCATTCTCTCTGATACGAACGAAATCAACAATATGTTTTACACGATCACGCGCTGTTGGAGACATAGCCAGAGATCGAATATCTACAGAACGATCTTCCAGCAATCCCGTTTCAGGATTACGAATAAAGTGTCTTATTTCACGATTAGCTGGCCCGTTTGATTTAACAACAGCCCCATCGAAAACGCCGTTTCTTGTGTATTCTATATCTAAATCTTTACACCTTTCCTTGCCTGTTCCTTCGTCAACAGACCAGACTGCAAACGCAGAGCGCACGCCATCGACAATAGCAGATGTACCACGAATGAGGTTACGTGCTTGTTCTGGGGTTGTGACAGGATCATTGTCTCTAATCTTAGCCATGTGGTGATTAACCATGACTGTAGCCCCTGTTTCTGTTGCCATCTGTGCTAACAGGCTCATAAACGCGGCACCCGCCGCTGGATCAGCGTTAACATCAGCGTGAACAAACGATGCCATAGGATCAATAACGATCAGCTTTAGGGTATCCATTTCCAACATTTGGTCATAGATGCGAGAGAACTCTTCGCCCATTAGATACGAGTTGTCGAACTTCTGCATAATTGGAAACACACCGCCAAGGTTTGGAAGTGGTAGCACGCGCAATTTGTGTTCATAATGTTCGCGGTATTTACTAGGATCAAGCCTAGAGATACGCCTGTGCATTTCGTCTTTATCGTCTTCCGCAGTGATTAGGATTACGTCACCATGCTCTGCNACNAGACCGCCAAATGCGCTTTGCATTGTTGCCCCTGACGCTACCTTCATGGCTAGATCAAGTGTCATCATGCCTTTACCACTGTCACCAGCCGCCGCAAAGACACATGGCACGCCAAGAGGTATTGTATCGCCAATAAGAAAGTTTTGCTCAGGTGCAGAGCCAACAAAGTATTCGTTAATTAATAGGCTATTATCTATTAGGCTAATTGGCTTTTTGATCTTGCTTGCATTAGTCTTCAACATCTTTTCTATGTTAAAGTCTTCTTCGATAGCGTCAGCCGCGTCCCACTTTTCTTCTTTAGTAGAGGGTATTTTAAGCATCATGGTGGACTTAGCACCCGCTGCTTTCGCTTGAGCTTCGACAATACGCGCCAGCTTTTTGCCAGCATCATCATTATCAGGCCATAAGATTACGTCTTTGTTACGCAGATGCGAGAAGTCGAACTTGCTTGCAGTATTCTCAGACAGCATCCCTGCACCACCTATTGTGCAAGTTGCGGTATAGCCCAGCGCGTTTAAAGCATCAGCGCATTTCTCGCCTTCAACCCATATAATTTTGTTGGCCTCTAAAATGTTCGGGATATTATACAGAGGTCTTGGCTCAGGAACACCTTGCCGACCATTCATGAATTGACGAAATTGTTTCTTAGGTTTTCCAGAGTTGTCCCGAACAATTCCTCCACTTGCGTCCCGGTCATAGTATTTACGAACCGATACTATTATTGCGCCATCTGCGTCTGTATAGTTATATTCTTCCTCAAAAGGTGTGCTTGGGTTAATAGATGTTTTTTGTTCGGGTTGTAGAGTTACAACTTGTGGTGGAGTTTCTTTGTTCGGCTTAACAACATTTTCAGGTGGGGCAACGTAATCTGAGGGCATATAATCTTTAAAGTATTCTATTGACTCAGCGAGAGAATATCCTCGCCCTTCTTTGAAGACTTTACATATACCACCGATACCATCACCAGACTCAAAGTCTTTGCCTGTCATAAACCAAGGACTGCTAATATCAATATTTATCCGCAGAGACTTACCAGCTTCACCATTTAGGGAGCCAATAAAAAATTCTTTGCCGCGTTGCACCCCTTCTGGGTATGTTTCGAGTAGTGCGCTTAATTGGACACTACGAGGAACTTCCCTTGAAATACGCTCTGCAACTTCACTTGTTGTCTTGCCAAACCTTAAAACATTCATTATCTTGCCCCTATACCCAACCTGACTACTAAATGTGGGGTGCCGCCGACCAAGCGCACCTCACATTAATTACGCTTTCCAACAAGTTTGTCTAAATTCACAAAACTTGCATAGGAAGAAATCTTTACTCTGAGCGATACGAGGTAGAATGTCACCAGCTTTTGATGCAGTCAATATGTTTACCGCCCTGTCACTCGCTTTTTGAGCGAGATTATTATCATACGGAACAAGCTCGTAATAAACTTCAGAAGTGTTTTTATTAACCACAGTGAACAATGCAGGGTTTTCATTAAGCTCCATATAGGTCTGATATAGAGCAATCTGAGTTGCATATACTGGGTTAGCTTTTGCAACGCCGTGGCGAACAAAGCCTTTAAACTTATTGTCGTTAGCTGACTTGCACTCCCATAGGCTAGGATAATCCATAGCGACAGGACCATCACAAACAACACCATCTATGTGTCCTTTGATCTCGCCATCAGCTATTGAGAATCCAAACTGTTCACCGCCCTTATCTTCTGTGCGCAGATCAAAACCAGCGTCCCTGAGCCACTTAGCGGCGTAGTCTTCAATCTCATGCCCAAACTGAAAGATACGCAACGTGCGTGCCGTAAATGCTTTGTCAGGGTCTATAGCGTAGTTCAGGTAACGATACTGTATTTTTCTCTGACACTCATCACCGATGCTTGAAGCGCCGATGTATTTTCTGCGCTCCCTTTTTGTCTCGTTAGAAACGATAGCTTTATCTACAGCTTCCTTGATACTGTCTGCTACCGGATCAACCCTAGAACGGGATTGAAGTAGAGGGCCAAGTGCCTGTTGACTTAAAGTAGGTGTCTTCGAGTGTTCCAATGTCAATCTCCGCTGCTAGACG